CTGCGGCTCCGGCTGCTGACGAAGAACTTGGAGGCGCATAATGGCTACACTTACCCTCGGCATTGACGGCCCGACGCTGGACCTCAACGTCGCTCTTAATATCGCTGACACAGACGCGCCGCGCATTATGGCGTGGCTCATGTCTCCCGGCAGCAGCTACGGCACGGTGACGGAAAACGTGCAGTCTACGGTCCCCGACCCGTCGTGGTCGCCCGGCGAGGACGAGACCGAAGCGGACAGGCCGACAATGGCCGTTCAGCAGTGGGTCACACGCCCGGCAACGCCTGAAGAGGCTGCGACGAACTATGCCCGCGCGACGCTCAATAGCCTGCTGTCGTCCACGGTGGCGTGGGAGAAGGCCGTTGCTGCGGAGGCTGCGGCCAATGCTGTGACGCCGATTGAGCCGGTGGCTGCGTAAACAGGAATAGCAAGAGATGGCTGGACTGACTCTGCTACGTGTCGTTAGTAATGAGCAGCTTGACCGGGCTGAACAGGAACGTATGGACCGGGAGCTTCAGGCTCGCCAGCAAAGTTCTGTTATGTTGGGCATCGCGGCGTACCTTAAGGAGTGCTGGGATGCTGCGCGCATCGCGCGCGAACCGATAAATGACATCATGCTTAAAGCCATGCGCCAGCGCAATGGCGAGTATGAGGCGGATAAACTTACGGCAATTCGCCAGCAAGGTGGTTCCGAAGTCTTCATGATGCTGACGGAAGTCAAGTGCCGTGCGGCTGAAAGCTGGCTTCGGGATATCCTGCTGGATACCGGATCGCCACCGTGGGATATGGCCCCCACTCCGATTCCCGACTTGTCTCCTGACGATAGTGCCGAACTTCAGGAAGCCTTCGCGGAACAGGTCGTCCAGATCATCCAGAACACCGGCATGGCTCCGACCAAAAGCGAGATGCTGGAACTCAAGGAAGTCGTCTCGCAGGAACTGCGATTCCGCACGCTTCAGGCTGCCCAGATGCGTGTTGACAAAATGAAAGTCAAGATCGAAGATCAGTTTGTCCAAGGTGGCTGGCCGGAGGCATTCAATGAGTTTATTACTGATCTGGTTACTTTCCCTTGCGCTTTCGTTAAAGGTCCAATCGTACGTCGTCAGCGCCATCTATCGTGGGCAAAGAGCCCGGATGGGCGTACTATCGTCGAAGCAGGTGAAAGACTTGCTCCGGAGTTTGAACGGGTAAGTCCGTTTAACATCTACCCGGAGCCGGGGATTACCCGGATCAGCGACGGGTACCTGTTCGAGCATCATAAACTCAGCCGTATGTCGCTGGCTGATCTCATTGGCGTGCCGGGTTACGACGATCAGGCTGTCCGCAAGGTGCTGGATGAAGGTCCCGGCCAGACATGGGTGGCGGAAACTGTAGAGACAGAGCGTGAGGAAGAGGAACGCAAGTTCTATACTGAGATGCGCCCGACCGATATGTTCGACGCACTGGAGTTTTGGGGCAAGATCAGCGGTAAAATGCTCCGTGAGTGGGGGATGACGGCCGAGGAAGTGCCGGACGAAGCTCGCGAATATGACGCGAATGTCTGGCTAGTGGGCAATTATGTCATCAAAGCGGTGCTGAACTACGACCCGTTGGGTGAAAAACCCTATGCAAAGACCTCATTTATCAAAACTCCGGGGTCTTTCTGGGGTCGCGGCATCCCTGAGATCATCGAAGACCTGCAGAATATCTGTAATGCGGCGGCGCGAGCCCTCGTGAACAACATGAGTATCGCTTCAGGACCCCAAGTCGAGGTGAATCTGGAGCGAATCCCGCCGAACGAAGACATTACACAGCTTCATCCTTGGAAAATCTGGCAAGTTCTCAATGATCCACTGGGTTCGTCGGCTCCTGCGGTACGTTTCAACCAGCCAAACGATAATGCTAACACTCTTATGGCTGTCTATGAGCGTTTTAGTCGCCTTGCCGACGATCATTCGGGCATTCCATCGTATATTTACGGGGATGTAGACGTTAAAGGCGCTGGAAGGACCGCATCTGGCCTGTCCATGCTCATGGGTTCCGCTGGTAAGGGCATCCGTCAGGTGGTTATGCACATCGATAACGACATAACCATGCCCATTGTCGAACGTCAGTTCGTATACAATATGAGATACGACCCCGACGAGTCGATCAAGGGCGACGCGCAGGTTATTCCGCGCGGAGCGGTCAATCTGGCGGTTAAAGAGACGGTCAACATGCGTCGTGTTGAGTTTCTCAACGCTACTGCGAATGAAATGGATATGGGCATCATCGGTCCGGACGGCCGCGCAGCGATCTTGCGCGAAATCGCCAAGGGGCTTCAGATGCCGGTTGATGAGATTGTCCCGTCTCGTGAGAAACTGGGTTATGTCGGGCGCGTTCAGGCTGCAGCGCAGGCACAGCAGCCGCAGGGCGCGACACTTGATCAGGCAGGGAACCCTGCCGGTGGTATGCAGGCCGCGACAGCGCGCCCGCAGGGAGGCTAAATGGTACGTCCGCCTCCCGAGATCGTCCAGCAGTGGGGCACTATCGCCCGTCAGCATCCAGCCGTCGTCCAGTGGATGAACGACTGGTACCGGCGGGAGCTAGAGCAGCTTCCGTATGTTGGATCGTCAACATCTTTGGCCCAAGGGCGCTGCCAAGTGTTGACAGAGATGAATAAACTGTTACAAGATGCCCCTGATTTGGCAGCAGAATCTCGGAAGAGATAGCTAGCCACTTACCACGCACACCGAGAGGAGCGTTCTAATGACCTTACCCGAGCAGGTTCGTCGCCAGTCTGAGGCTATTGCAAAGCACTATGCGCAGGCCGATACCCAGTCCGAAACCGTAGAAGGCGCTGCCGCTACGGAACAGGAAGGTGTTGGTGCGTCTGGTTCTGAGCAGGCCGACAGTGTCGGGAATACTGCCCCTGAGTCCACGTCTAACGAGCAAAGGCATGTGGACCCCAAGGGAGAAGAGACCTTCGAGAAGCGGTACAAGACCCTTCAAGGTATGTACAATGCTGATACAACCCGGCTTCGGGCTGAGAATCAGCAGATAAATCAGCGTATTGTTCAGCTAGAACAGCTTCTGGCGTCACTGTCTGTACCGGCTGGAAAGCCGCAGCAGACGGCGACTAAACTTGTGACTGATAAAGATATCGAAGAATACGGTGATTCCATTGAAGTCATGCGACGCGTGACGGAGGAGTCACTGTCGGCTCGCGATAATCGCATTGCCGAACTGGAGCAGATGATTCGTCAGATGCAGACCAGCGTTATTCCTCGTATGGAACAGGTCGCTCACAAACAGGCTGTATCTTCGGAACAAATGTTCTGGTCAGAACTGACTGCTATTGTCCCTAACTGGAGGGATATCAACGCAGATCAGAACTTCCTGAACTGGCTCATGGAAGTGGACCCGCTGACGGGCATGTCCCGGCAAACCTATCTTGAAGACGCCCAGCGCAATCTTGATACCCGTCGCGTAGCAAGTTTCTTCACTACTTGGCAGGGCAACGCAGGTCACTCTGTTGCTCAATCACCTCGGGACGCAGCAGCGTCTGAACTCGATAGGCAGGTCGCGCCGGGTCGCAGCCGTGGAGGCGGCGCTCCGTCCAAGGACCAGTCCAAAACTTACTCACCAAAGGACATTCAAAAGTTCTTTGATGACGTACGCAAGGGCGTTTATCGGGGGAAAGAAGCTGAGCGCGACCGGATCGAACGCGATATCTTTTCCGCGCAGCGGGAGAATCGCATTGTCGCCAATGGTTAAGTGGAGCTAAGCTATGGCATTTCCTGTCTCTGCAGGCCGTCCGGACTATTCGGGTAATTTTATCCCCGAAATCTGGTCGGGCAAACTGATCGAAAATTTCTACGACGCGACTGTGCTGGCGGCTATCGCCAACACGGACTATGAGGGTGAGATCAAGGGTCAGGGCGATACGGTTAACATCCGTACGCAGCCCAACATCACGATCCGCGATTACGTCAAGGGGCAGACGCTCGTTGTTGAGAACCCTGACAAGCCGAAACTGCAGCTTCTCATCGACAAGGGCGAGTACTTTGCCTGCGTCGAAGACGATGTTGACAAGGTCCAGTCGGACATCAAGCTCATGGATATATGGTCGAAAGACGCGTCCGAGCAGATGAAGATCAAGATCGACCAGCGCGTCCTCACGGATATGCTGACCGGTATCGCCTCTACCAACAAGGGTACGGCGGCTGGTGAGCAGTCCGGCGCGTTCAACCTCGGCACGACCAGTTCGCCGCTGACGGTTACGAAGGACGGTGCTGGTGGCACGACTTCGGTCATCGATCTGATCGTTGACATGGGCACGGTCCTTGATGAGGCCAACTGTCCTGAGCAGAACCGCTTCCTCGTCATCCCGGCGCGTATGGCTGGTCTGATCAAGAAGTCGGAACTGAAGGACGCTTCGCTCACGGGCGACTCGCTCTCCCCGGTTCGCAACGGTCGCCTTGGTATGATTGATCGCTTCACGGTCTACGTGTCGCACAATCTCAAGTACACTCTTGCTGACACGGCGACGAACATCATCGCTGGCACCAAGATGGGCCTTACCTTTGCGTCGCAGATGACGGAGATGGAAACGATCCGTGCGGAAACGACGTTCGGTGACATCATCCGTGGCCTGCAGGT